ATTCTTACAATAGCATATATTTTAGGATTGTCAAGCATTATTTTTAATTTTTTCCAACAATAATATCACTAGACATAGGGGGTTTTGGCAAATTTTTGACTACATCTAGTACTTTGGCGAACCATTTTTGGTGTATTGGCTGTATTTTTTCATATTCTAAATTTAGGTTTAGGACATGATTTAACAAACTTACGTATTCAAGTGAATCTTCGCAAAAGATAATATCACTTGGAACTCGCAAAACGGGTTCGCCTACAATTGCCTCAATTGCTTCATATCTATGATGACTCTTAAATTCATTGTAATAGTAACCATAATTGTAATATGCCATATCACGATGAAGCCATGCCCTCTTTCTAAACAGCATATCTAATTCAGGATTTTTAGGAAATTCAATCAAGTAATATTTCTTATTAGGAAAACGGTCTAGCAATCCTCGGTACTTGAACTCTATAAATCCGCCTAAATGAGAACTGAAAACATTAGATTGTGATGCATACATTTCGATATTTTTTTCAACATAATCGACCATTTTAGGATGCAATTGTCCTAAATTCATATCATTGATATGCGCATTTATTTCTATTTGATCATAGCTGCTATCACTAATTCTACTAGTAAATTGTGCATCAGTGCTAATCATATTAGCAAAATGATGACCACCCATATAGCACGGATAAATTCCAATAATATTTCTTAACATATTAATCTACGATTGGTGGAATATTGGTTTTCTTTTTAGGACGACCCCACTGTGCTTTTTGGTCTGCAATTTCTGTTCGCTGACCAGTTTCAATCATTGATATTTTTCCGCCACGTTTTAAAAATTCTGCAACTGCATCTGTTGCCAACTTTCTATCTGATTCTCGTTTGCTTGTCATTCACGATTCCATTAGGGTTAAGTTATGACTATACCACAATAAATTTATAAATCAATATCTTTATCATGAATGATTATAGCCAGTTTCTATTGATCCAACTTCCAAACCAGCCGTAGGCGATAAACCTATCTTACCTTCATAAAAAGTATTAAACGCAAAACTTATACGTGTTTCATCTGATTTATTTTCTTCGACTGAATGATATGTTGTGCTTGGAAATATGTAGAGATCATATTGTTTTGGTATAAAGTGATAATAATCATATGTAAAGTGATTATGTTTTGTAATTTTATCTTGAATGGTCATTCTTTGACTTATATCTCTATGCACACAAAATTTTCCACTATCATCATTTACAGTTAGATAAAAAACACCGCTCACTATACTGTTAGAATGATAATGTTTGTGATTGCTTGTGCCTTTGGGATTTTTGTTCAGCCATGATAAATGTATTTTTAAATTTGCATTTTCTTGACCTAAAACATTTTTTATAAAGTTATCTACATGATAATTTAGTATTTTTTGTAATTTAGATGATGACGGTAAAACTACATTTAATACATTATTTTCTATGCTTATATAATTTTTGTTTATGTTTAGTATGTAATTTTTTTCGTTATTTGCAAAATTAAGAAGTTGTTGTATTTCATCTAAATCAATTTCATCTGCAAGATTTACTCTATAAAATGGCGATGGAAATAATCCTAATGTTTCTGGCTCAGACATAATTTGACCTTAAAAGACAGGATATTTAATTGCAACCAGTTCAACAAAAAAATATTATTATTCTTTACTTTTTTGGAATGTCATACTTTTGTAGATCACGTCCCTTAATCATAGATGCAAGTTTTTGTGGATATGCTTTGCCTGTGTCTGTATAATTAATTAACTTAGGAACTAACGGTAATCCAACTATAGGCTTACCACTTTTTCGCATCATAGCACGTGCTGCGCGAAAATCATCATACGCATCGTGTGTATTAAGATTTGTCATATATGCAGCAATACTTTGATTGGGTGTATCAAATGAACGATAACGTTCGCCGTATGGACCCTCTACACCGCCGCTCTTTGCCCAAGATTTTTGACCATAGAAAGCATTTGAACTGCGTGTTTTTTCATCTTGACCCCAAGTGCTTTCAATAGCCGCTTGCGCTAGCGCAATGCTTGGCGGAATAATATCAATCTTTTCAAGTAGGTCATATAAGTTATCTTCACCATACTTTTGTGTAAGTGCATAAACCCAACCATTTTCTTCTTGTGGAAGTTTCTTTCCACTCTTTAAATATTTTATATCACGAATAAGGCGACTACGCTCGCCTAATATTTTATTATTTTCTGCTTGAATTAGCGGTAGTACGCTTTGTGTAAAGGCTGCAACACGTTGATCTACGGTCATCTTATCAACATCTGCCAATCCTTTTGGAAAGTTAGGATTGACTCGTTTCTCTGCTTTTTGTGGTTCATTTTGTTTTTGAATGTTACTTTGTGGTTGTTGTTGCGTTTGGGCCACAGTAATAGGAGCCTCTGGTGATTTTGGAGCATTTAGGGCAGAATATCCGCCAAAACCAAGCCCACCTGCTACTGCACCTGCTGCTGCGAGGCGTTTTAGTCTATCTGTAATCGGACCTTCAACGAGTTCCTCGTCATATAATTCATTTAGTAGCATTAAAATATTTATTGATTAACCTGTCTTTTTATAATATAGTCATTTTCTAGACTAAATATCTATGCTTCCAAATCAAGTGGGTAACGGAAAGCATGGCGACGATACTGTCAAATTAAACTATGGAGTAAAAACCAAACGTTGCCTCAACAAATATTAATAATAATATTGGTTGAAAAATAATTAGACAAAAATTGTTGTCTATGATATAACCAAACATCTGAAAAAGGAAAATACAAAATGAAGACTTTTATTACAACTACTATGGCTCTATTGGCTCTTACTGTTGCCGCAAGTGCAACTGATCTACCAAGCAAGGCAAAGGCACCTGCAGCACCTGCTCCAGTTGCTGCACCAGCACCTGTATCAAATGATAGCTTGACTATCACTTATGGTCAAGACCTTGGCAACAACTTCGGTGCAAAGGCTGATGACACTTATGGCATTAGCTATAAGCACAATCTTGGTGGCGGTTTCTCAGTTGGTGGCGCAGTAAGCCCAACTCAGTATCTTGATAACACAATCAAGGCAACTGCAGAACTACAGGCTGGTTACGCACTTCCTGCAATGGCTGGTATTACCCTAAGTGGTAAGGTTGGTGTTGGTGAGCGTTTCCTTGCTCCAACTAACTATCCATACTATGCACTTTATGGTAATGCTGATTACAAGATCATGGACGGTCTAACTCTTAATGCTGTTCAGTATCGTTATCGTAGTGCTGTTGATAGCAACACTTATGGATGGCAGAGTCATCGTCTTGGAACTGGTGTAACTTATGACATCACTTCAAACTACAGCGTAAGCGCAACTGTGTATCGTAGCTTTGATACTTCATCAAACTTCAATGCAACTGGTGATGCTTTCTCACTTGGTTTGACTGCAAAGTTCTAATTTTTATAATATAGAAATACAATCAAGGCGGGAATTTTTCCCGCCTTTTTTATTAAGCAATTTTTTTCTGAAAAATCTTAGAATATTCATATTTTTCTGGACAAAATTTACACTGATCTATAGGATTTTTTAAAGTTTCTAGCACATCGCTATTGTTCATAACTGCTTCTACCGTTATAGGATTATAACTTGTAATAAGATTTTTATCGCTATCGGAAATTGTAAATTTTTGTGGAAATTGTGATATCAAATGTGGCAATACTAGCGAAACACCACATTTGTATAGTTTTCCCTCCCACATATGATGGCATGTTTTCATATCACATTCTTTATGTGAAATAGTTGGCTCACTATTATGTAAGGTATATTCTAATCCACGTTCTATTAACGAACTTTGGTGAAATACGTAAAATAACCATATTTCAAAATTTACATTCTTATCTGTAGTTCCACGAATTATCTTTAATGGGTCAAGTGTTAATTTTGCTTTAAATTTTCCAAAACATGTTTGAATATTTTTTACAGCGGCATCAAATAATTTTTCATTATGCACACTAACTTTGACCATAATATTATTTTGTATAATAGCATCAATTAATTCAGTGTGATATTTGCCAAATAAGATACCATTTGTGTGTAGTGTTATATGCGCACTTGGCCATAGTTTTCTAAGATCAAATAATATTTTTATAATATTTGGATGTAGTAGTGGTTCGCCACCAATAATACCAATATGTTTTAATCTTACCACCTTGCTCCATTTTTTATATAATGGCAGGTAAGTTTCCCAATCGGTTGAACCAGTGATGCGAAAGTTGTTGAAACGATTGCAGTTTGAACAAGCTAAGTTACAATCATGATTTAAATAAAATTCAGTATATTCTATAATATGGCGTTTCATATTGCTTACTTAGTATGCAACGCACCACCGAACTTATGTTTTTTTCATCAAACGAGCAATTTTTGCCTTGGCATCTTCACTAGATTTAGGAAAGTTCTGTAAAGAAAGTGTTGCCTTTTTAATATCTTCTGGCGCTGGTTCTGGTAACGAAAGTGTTGCTTTCTTAACATCTTCTGCTACTGGTTTAGGCAACGTGATGGGTGGTTTTACAGGAATATCGTTTTCATAATCATACCCATCCCGCTCCCTTTTATCAGCGGTAGCAATCCAATGGTCTAATTCCCACATTGCTTCCGCAAGGTTGAAGACCAACATGAAGCCAAGTATGAATAAAAGGAAGATTAATGCCCACATTTTTATATTTTACCATAATTGGGCTATTTGTCAAGGGTTTTTTAAATCGTATATAATTAAAAATAATGCTTGACAAATCTCTAGGACGTGGTATTTTAAGTAATGGGGCAATGTATGCCCCCTTTTGGGCAAGGTCTGCCCGTGACAGTAAGGAGTTTACTATGGAATATCGCAGTTATTATTTCGGATACGGAATGAATACCCACCCTGATCAGATGGCAAAGCGTTGCCCTGATGCTACATTGGTAGGCGTTGCGCATCTGAACGACTATCGTCTTGTATTTCGTAATCATGCTGACATTGAGATTGATGTAGGTAGTATTGTCAGTGGCGTGTTATGGGAAGTAAGCGAAAGCGATATGATTGCGCTTGACCGTCTTGAAGGTTTCCCAAATTATTACTTGCGCCAGCGTGTGTTGGTTCAAACTGAGACCGACGCATATATTGCTTGGGTATATAGCATGGCTGACCAAGACTATGAGATGACGCCTAGCACATCCTATTATGACCTTTGCACCGAAGGTTACAAGCATCATGGTGTTTCTGTCGTTCAATTAATAGAAGCCAAAGAAGCAGCGCCATCTCAGAAATATGTTGACACGACCTATGATTACGGGTATGACTACTTTAACGATCAATCTTGGGAACGTTTTGACAACGGCGTTGATGAGAAATATGATCGATATGTATCACAGCAATATGGTTTTTATGACCGCAATTTGGAGAAGTAAGAATGGCCAAGTCCGCACTGATGTTAAAAACTAAACCTAAGAAGACGGTTGCTCGTCAGCCTAAGTTTATGGACGAAAAATTTACTGGTCCTGAACCAGTGTGGGCTGATGCTAAGAAATGGTCTCCTGACAAACTGCGTCAGGAGATTACCCATGCTCTATATTTCTACAATTATTATATGAGTGCCGCTGACATGCGAAAGTATGTTGTAGAGTTTGGTCAGAAGCATCTCAACTGGGGCAAGGCAGAAATCTCTGCCTTTGCTGAATGTGAAGATAGTCGTGTAGGCATTACTATTGGCAGTATCTCTAAAATGATTTTGAATGGTTGCCCGATGGCAATTGATGCTGAATTTATCACCAAGAAGGTTGCCGAACTGTTAGCATATGGCAATGCACGTCTTGCTGAAAAGAAACAAGTGGTTGAAAAACCTGTTGCCAAGCGTAATGTGCAAGATCACTTGCGTGACAAGTTGTCTGATACTATTGGTGACTTGGAAGTTATGTTTGATGCCCTGATAGAAGGTTCAACGGAAACGCCCGATTTCATGGCTTATTTCCGTGAAGGAAATATGCCACAGGCATTTGTTGCTCGTATTCGTGAAAAGTATGCAGAACAGTATGCAGAATTGCTCGAAGGTCAAGACAAGAAAGGTGACGCTGCCCTACGTGAAGCCTATGCTTGGATGACCAAGCCAGTGTTCAAGCGTTATGATGCATGGTATAAGGCTCTCTTTGATGCCCTCACGACCTATGGCGTAGTCAAGGCTGCTGTGCGTAAGGTTCGCAAGGCTCGTCCGCCAAGCAAGGAAAAGGTAGTCAAGAATGTCAAGTATATGAGCGAGTTTAAGGAACTCAATGTTGTATCTGTTAATCCTGTGGATATCATTGGTGCAACCGAATTGTGGGTTTATAATACCAAGACCCGTAAGATTGGCAAGTATGTGGCTGCTGTCAGCAGTGGCGTATTGGGTATCAAGGGCAGCACTATTCTTGGCTTTGATGAAAAGTTAAGCGTTGCAAAAACGCTACGCAAGCCGCAAGAACAAATGAAGGCATTTATGGGCGCAGGTAAAATCCAACTCCGTAAGTTCATGGACGGTATTCGTGCTACAGAAATTGCCTTGACAGGTCGGTTAAACGGTGATACAATAATTCTTAAATCAATCAAGTAAGAGGTTTGTATGACAAACTATAATCACTTTCGTATTATCAATGACCTAACAGGTCTCGCTACCAAACTTGGCTTTGAAATTAAACCAAATCGTGGTGCGTTCAATTCTTATGCGTATGAACAGAATGGCGGTTCAGATTTTTCTCTTACAATTCCAGACGATGATGGCACAATCTTACCAGTTTATTCTCGTAATGTAACAATATATAGTGGTAGCGCAGAAGATTGCATCCACTTCATGCATGGTTGGATGAAGCATCGTGAGTATATGAATATACTTGGTTTTAAGGATAAGACCGTTGCTGATCGTGAGAAAAAAATAGTAGATCAACGTAAAATGGATCGTATGACAAAAGCAGTTGTAGATGGTAAAGACCCAGGTCCAGATTGGTATGAAGGTAAAGAAGATGAAGATATGCCCTTCTAAACCTATTACAGTCTTCCGCACTTCTTTAAGAGAAGGTCATATTGGTAAATCCACAAAGTATATAATAGAAGCCGCCAAAGGTGAAGCCAATATATTATGGCATGAATGTAGTACAAATTATAAATGGGTATGGGAGAACGCCATTAAAGACAGCATAACTTTCCATGCCCATTTTGATATTGCATCACTTGAATGCCGTGTAGCCGTCACTGCCCAATTTGAACCAGAAGATTTAACTTACTATCTTATGGCATTTGAAGTAGATTAAATAACAGTATGATAGTTCATCGTTTCCGTATGGGTGATGTAGAAGATGCGCAACTCTATGCTGCTGGTCCCATTATCATGTGGCAACAAAGTGAAGCTGGTGCGTGGGTAATGGAACATGCGCTAGAAACTCCCATCTTTAGAACAGGTATAAACAGTCCTGATAGGTATATTGGTTATACGGTAACCATTGAAGCAGATTTTACACCAGAAGATGAAGTTTATTTCTGGTTACGATGGGGAGATAACCTTACCACACACCCTGACCTTTCCAGTTATATGTAAAACTACAATCTAGAAAATTACTGTCTCGTGAGCCATCATGATTCACATGGTCAAAATTATAATCATGTGTTGCATACCACTCGCCCCTGTCATTTATATTAAAAACATGTCTTGCAGTATATTGGCAACCTAACCTATCACCAAACTCATTGATATCGCTCTGTGGATCAAAGTTAATGGTGATGCTGTAAGCACCAAGTGCTCGCCATAGCTGACGCAGAAGTGGCCAAATTTCATTCATGAGACTGTTTGCAAAATCACCAAGATCACTTTTGATAATATCATAATCATATTCTTCACGGTCAATCATGCGTTTAATATTAGCATCATTATATTCTATAGTATATGTTTGTGCAAGATTTGGACGTTCAACTCCATAGATATATCTGTCGCCGTGTAGATGTTGTAAGAATATACTAAATGTTTTTTGGCGAACTAACCTATGAACTTTTGTATTTTTCAAATCCGCTGTAGCCCACATGTTTAAAAAATTCTTAGGCGATATTCCAAACTTAACAGGGTCAATAGAAATATCACTGCCTACGCTTAACATAAGACTCAAACCTGGACTAATGACTAATACGTTAGAATTTCGTATTCTCCATATTAACGTTAGCGTGTCAGCAAATGCTTGATGATCTTCGTTTGGAAATCCTATAATCCAATTTGTGTGTGCCATAATATCAGTAATTTTTCCACTTTCTAAATTACTTTCAATTTCATCAAGTGTAATTTCTTTTTTCATGGCATCAAGAACTTTCTGACTGCCACTTTCAATTCCATAACTCAACTGCATACAACCACTTGCTTTTAGATCACGATAATAATCTAAATCCATACGACCATCGCAACGAGCATAACCTTGCCACTTTATGTCAATCTTGCGTTCTGCTATGCCTAAACAAAATCCACGCAATTCTTTTAAGTTACCATTTACAAGACTATCAATGAACCATACATAACGACCGCCATAGTGTTTGTTTTGATATTCTACTTCATCTATCAAACTGCCGCTCATTCGCCCACGGTATTTCCAAAAATGAACCTCTGTACAAAATACACATTTCGCAATACATCCACGGCTAATTTCAGCACTAATACCGCCTGGTGTAGTATATTCATTTAAATCATAGTCGCTATAATCAGGAAATGGCAAACTATCTAAATCAAGACGCAATTTACTATCTTTTTTTAAAAAACGTTCTGTTAATGGTTCATTGTTTTCAATTTTATTGAGCAAGTCTAATATAACTTGTTCGCCTTCACCCTCTATGATATGATCATAGAATTCCATACTATAATTTCGCATACTAGGAACTTGTGGTCCGCCTAAGATAATTTTACAATTTGGCAATGCTGCTTTCAGTTGTCTCGCCATCCAATTTGTAGATTCTTCATTGGTATAGTACATGCTAAAACCAACTATATGCGGATTTGATTCAATTATTGTTTGCAAATATTGATTATACAAATCTAATAAGTGTGGATGTATTTCATTTTTATACCAATCACCAATCCACATCCATTCACGACTAGCATCCCAATAATCTGTATCAAGACTGTTTTTTAATTTGTGGTAGGATTTGATGTTAATATCCAAAACTGATGTGTGATAACCAGCGGCACGAGTTACTGCGCTCAATCTACTTAAATTATAGGGTGGAAAAAATACGCCCCACTCAGGCATTAAAACTAATGTTAATTTTGTATTGCGAGTGGCATTGTGTATAACAACTGGTGTTATGTTTTTCTGTGGAGTTGAACGAGCATAGTTAGCCATTGTTTTTGCCATTGCCCAATCTTTGCCAAGCCCAAGTGGAACTTCACTGGCATTTGGTTTATACTCGTTGATATCATCCATTGACATATTTAATGGCACATACCTTTATATAAATATTCTTATGGCGACTTTACAAGAACTTAAAACAACTGTATTTGATTATGTGCGTTATAGCCTTGGTGACGGCATCATTGATGTTGAACTTGACCCAATTCATTATGAAACTGCGTTAAATCAATCATTGATACGCTATCGTCAGCGTAGTAGTAACTCTGTTGAAGAAAGTTATTCTTTTTTAAATTTACAAATGGATACAAACACCTATACTTTGCCCAATGAAGTTATAAGTGTTCGTAACGTATATAAGCGTAATATTGGTGCTAACAGTGGAACGTCTTCTCAGTATGAACCATTTGAAGCAGGTTTCGTAAATTTCTATATGATCCAAAGTGGTCGTGTAGGTGGTTTATCAACTTACTATCTTTATAGTGCGTTCTTAAAAGAAGCTGCTAAAATGTTCGGTGGTTATATTAACTATACATTTAATAAAACTACAAAAGAAATTACTATTATGCGCCGACCACGTGCAGAATCAGAAACCATATTATTATGGACTGAAAATTTTAAACCTGATGTTACACTGCTAACTGATATCTATAGTTTGCCTTGGATTCGAGAATATACGCTTGCTCGTTGTATGATGATACTTGGGGAGGCACGTTCAAAATTTAGCACGTTACCTGGACCTCAAGGTGGCAGCAGCCTTAATGGAGGCGATCTATTAACTCGTGGGCAAGCCAAGATCGATGCTCTTGAATTAGAATTAACAAATTATGTTGCTGGTGAAACACCAATGTGGTTTGTTATCGGATAATATTTGACATCCGTATAATTCTTTGATAAAGTAAAACCATGAAGATAATTGGTGTATGTGGTCTTATCGGTGGTGGCAAAGGAACCGTTGCGGATATCCTTGTTAAAGAACATGGTTTTGGAAAAGTAAGTTTTGCTGACAGTCTTAAGGATATGATTGCCGCTGTATTTGGGTGGCCTCGTCATTTGCTTGAAGGTGATACAGCAGAAAGCCGTGAATGGCGTGAGCAACGTGATGACTGGTGGGCAGAACGTTTAAATTTGCCTTGGCTTACGCCTCGTTGGGTTCTACAATTTTGGGGAACCGATGTTTGCCGTGAAAATTTCCATGAAGATATTTGGATTGCAAGTTTAGAAAATAAACTTAGAAAAGTTGTTAATAGTCCATTTGAATATAATAATATTGTTATTCCAGATACACGTTTCCCAAATGAAATCAACCTAATTCGTCGTCTTGGTGGAGAAGTATGGGCAGTTCAGCGTGGCGATTATCCTGATTGGATGGTAAATCTTCTTAGACACGGTGAAGAACCGCATGACATTCATCCAAGTGAGTGGTCGTGGGTCAATGCAAATATGAACCACGTTATTAAAAATGATGGCACTCTTGCTGAATTGGAAGAAAAAGTTAAAAGTTTGCTATAATATACATACTTAATGGCTTATAAAAGCCTCTTTTAATCTATTCCGCTAAATATTAGTAACACCTTAAAGGAATAGACCCTATGGCAACTTTAGTATCTCCTGGCGTATCAGTTTCAGTAATTGACGAAAGTAATTACGCACCAACTGGACCTGGCACAGTACCTTTCATTCTAATTGCAACTGCGCAGAACAAAAATAGCACTGCTGGCGGTATTGCAAGTTATACAACCGCAGCAACTGCAAACACATTACAGTTAGTATCAAGTCAAAAAGAATTGCTATCTAACTATGGCTTGCCAATCTTCCCAAGCGATGCGAGTGGCAATAGATTATTTGGTAGTGAATTAGCAGAATACGGGCTAATGGCTGCTCATAGC